GAAAATATATTCTTTTGAATTATTAGTTTTGCCCATTGGTAAGTATTATATTACTACTAATAGATAATTTATATTGCTAATTAATAAAAAGCAATGTTTATATTAATGAATATTAACCATATTCACCACTTATGGAATTAAACTATAAACAATTTACATTAGAAATTAAGAGTCTGCAAGAAGATGGCTCTTTTGAGGCATATGTTGCTGCATTTAACAACATTGATTTTGGGAATGATATTTTTGACGCTAAAGCCTTCTCTGAAGAGCCTAGTGGTAAATTCTACCCTCTTTTAGCTGACCACGATACAAAAAAACCAATTGGTAAATTTAGAATTGAGCCTGATGAATACGGTTTAAAGATGGTTGATGCCAAATTTAACCTAATGCGTGATCCAATTACCCAAAATTATCTAGTTCCCAATGCCGCTGAAAAATACGCCAACCTTAAAAACGGAGATATTTCTGGTTTTTCTGTTGGCTATGAATTAGATAAAAAAAATTGTGAAATAAAAATGGTGGATGGTAAGAGATGTAGAATGATTAAAAAGTCAACACTTATGGAAGGTTCAGTAGTTACTTTTCCGATGAATGACAAGGCAAGACTTACTGCAATTAAATCTATGCTGAAAGACACACAGTTAGATGAAGAAGACAGGGCGGAAATAAAAGAGCTTTTAAATCCAGAAAAAGACGATAAAAACTTTAAGGAAGTAAATTCACTTAAAGATATTGAATCAGTTTTGAAAGAAAGTGGTTTTTCTAACACAGAAGCAAAAACACTTATTTCAAAAGTAAAAGAATTTTCTCGTGATGAGAAAGAACAATCTTTGCGTGATGCAGAGCAAAACTTAGTAACTAATTTACAAAATTTTCTTCAACAAATTAAATAAATAAAATGACCATAGAAGTTAAACAATCTTCAGAGCAATTGCTTAATGAGATTAGAAATACATTTGAACAAAAATCATCTGGTTTTGAACAAAAACTAACAGCAATGAATGATGAATATGATAAAAAGTTTGAATCTCACAATACTAATATAATGAATAAAATAGCTGAGGAAAGAAAAGCTCGTGAAAACTTTGAATCTGAAGCTAAAGCAAGGGAAGCTGTCCTTACTCGTGCTAATTTTGGTGGTGGCAATAATGAGGAAATCAGAGAAGAATTAAAGGCATTTGAAAAAATGTTAACACTAGGCACAAAAGAAATGAGATTCCAACCTGAAGTTAAATATCTTAGAACAGATGTCAATACTGCTGGTGGTTATTTAGCTCCGACCGAATATGTTAACGAAATTATCAAAAATATTACTGAAATTTCACCAGTTCGTCAAGTCGCTAGAGTAACTCCGACAAATAGGAAGTCTATTACTGTCGCTAAAGAAACCAGCCTTCCAACAGTTTATAATATGGGAGAAGGCGAAGCAATTACATCTTCTGATGCTTCTTATGGATCTGAAGAAATCTTTGCTCATAAGTTTGGCTTTAAAATAGAGATTTCAACTGAAATGTTAGAAGATTCTTTGTTTAGTATGAGAAACGAAATTAATTCTCAAATTGCTAGAGTTATTGCTAAGCACGAAGGCGGACTTTTCATTAACGGAACTGGCTCAAAACAAGCTGAAGGTCTTTTAACTAATACTTATATTAGTTATACCGCCTCTGGTGCCGCTTCTACATTAGGTAATGGCGATGCTCTATTAAAAATTCAAGGCGATGTTGCACCAGGATATAACCTTGCTTATATGTTCAATAGAAATACTCTGCATTCTCATATTAGAGTTTTAAAAGGAACTACTAACGACGCTTATTTATTTCAACCAGCGTTAAATGGTGGACTTCCTGCGACAGTAGCTGGCATTCCTTACTTTTTAGCACAAGATATGCCAAATGTTGGGGCTAACACATTCCCAATTTTATGTGGAGACTTTTTTAGGGGATACAGAATTGTTGACAATAGAAATCTTACCGTAAAAGAAGATCCATTTGGTGGAGCATCAACTGATAAACTATTTTTTTGGATTACCAAAAGAACTGGTGGACAAGTTGTTCTTCCTGAAGCTATTCGTAAATTAAAAATTGCAATTTCTTAAATTTAGGGAGAGTCTATCTCTCCCTTCTTATTAATTTTAAATAAAAATAATCTATGTCATCTGTTGATTTAAAAAATAATATTACAATTTCTAACGCATTAAACATTGCAACTATTTCTACTAATACTACAACTGTTGGTATTGAAATTGATACTGCTCTTTATCAAGGTGCAACTTTTAATTTTAAATTAGGAACTAGAACTGACGGAAGTTATTTGCCAGTTATTACTGAATCTGATACTTCTGGCGGATCTTTTACTGCTGTTGATTCTAGTTTTTTAATTGGAACTCCTACAGCTTTAACAGCTTCTCATACTAGCCAAAGAATTGGTTATGTTGGTAAAAAACGCTACATTAAAGCATCAATTACCTCAACTTCTGTAACTACTGGCTCAACAGCTACAGTTGATGTAATTTTATCCTCTCCTTTACATTCACCTACCGCTTAATAATAAAAGGGGAATTAAAAACTCCCCTTTTTTTTAAATTTAAATTATGCAATTAGAAATTAAGAAAAATATATTAGCCGCTTCTTGTCCATTAGGAATATCTACCAAAGAATATATATCTGGAAACACAGAAGAAGTATTTGATGAATTGGCAGAGGTTTTTGTGAGAGAAGGCTGGGGAGTCAAAGTGATGCCAACAATAGAAAATAAAGCTATTCTTAATACCCCTGAGAACAAATCTAAAAAAGATAAAAAGTAATTAAAATGATATTTCAGCAACCGCTTAATTACCCATTGGTTACTGAAGCTACAAATTTACCCTTAGACATAGATGATGTTAAGAGTTATTTAAAAGTTCCTAGTAGCCTTGTTGTAGATGACAATCTTATAAAAGCGATAATTAAGTCTGTTGCTGGGTATTTTGAGAAAATGACTGGCAGAGACCTCATTAATAAAACCTACAAAACATTTTTAGATAGATTTCCCGATCACAACTCCCTTTCTTATTATTCAGGAGTAAGTCCGCTTTATCCTAAGTATAACGACAATGGAATTATTATCAGAAGGTCAAAACTCCAATCCATTACTCATCTCAAGTATTACAAAGACGGAGTTCTTACCACTTGGGCATCCACTGATTATTACTTTATTGATGACACCGACTATTCTGGCATCTATTTAGTGCAAGATAAGTCATTCCCAGAAGTTGACACAAGAAAACAAAGCGTTATAATCACTTTCGTTGCTGGTTATGGTGCTTCTTGCTGTAATATTCCAGAAGATGTTAAGATGGCTTTGCTTCAAATGATTTCTTATATCTATGAAAATAGAGGCGATTGTGCTAATATGAATGATATGATGGCTTCAATGCAACTATTTGACCAATTTAAAATTGTAAATTTTTAATGGGAAATTGTGCTAGAATAAAGTCAAAACCAGCTAAAACCTGCATAGGCAATATGCGTTCTTATATTACTCTCTATAAGAAAACAAAACAAGCCACAAACACAACTGCTATTGATCCAAATTTAAATCTTGAGCCTATTGCTTCTATGTGGGCAATGCAAAAATCCAATAATGGAGAAGATATTTTTGATGGCGTTAATATGATAGGAAAAATAACAGATCACTTCTATATTCGCTATGACTCAATTAAAATAAATAAAACATATATTTTAGAGTTTGGTGGCAATTTTTATGAAATTGTAGAGATTATACCCAACTTGGAAGGTAAATATGAAACAATAGTGCTTAAATGCTCTATTAGAGGCGATTCTAATTTAACTAATACAAGGATATAGATAAGTTTAAAATATGTTAAACCAAACAATCTTAGACCCTTTATTAGCACAACTTGTAAGCCAGCATTCAAATAATTCCTTAAAAAGAAAATTTAGAGATTACTTTAAAGAGTTTGCTTATCCATTTATCCACCCAAATTCCCCCCTAATTAATACTTGGAGTATTGACTTAATGTGTGAATATGCACAAGCAGTGGCAGATTATGAAATTGAAAGACTTATTATAAATATTCCGCCAGGATTAATGAAGTCAACAATATGGTCATCTGCCCTTCCGTCATATATATTAGGCAGAACTCCACACGAAAAAATATTTGCAATTTCAAATAAAGAAAATCTTGTAAATAGAAATATTGGCTGGACTAAAAGAATTACCGAAACTAAACATTTTCAAGGGATGTTTTCTGATTTTCAAGCGGATGATAAAAAGAATACAGAAACACATTTTAGAACTACTATGGGTGGCGAAATGCAGGGTTTTGCCACAGAAGGCAATATTACTGGTGAAAGAGCAAACTTTCTTTTGTTTGACGATTATATGTCATCAACAATGATGCAGTCAGAAGCTACTAAAATTAGATTATTAGGTAAATTTGCGGATACATTTGAAAGTCGTGGTAGTGTGGTAAGAAATAGTTTTGTAATAATAGAGCAAAGGCTTGGTATTAGCGATTTAACTGGTTTTTTATTAAGAACTAGAGGAAAGGAATATACTCATTTATGCTTGCCAATAGAATTTGAAGAGAAAAAATATTTTTATTTTGGCGATTTTAAAAAAGAGGTTGAGGCAGGGGAATTATTAGCACCAGAATTACCAAGATTTACAAGAGAAAAAGTGAATGAGCTAAAGAATAGGGTTGTAGATACTGAAACTAATATAGCTAATGGAAAGCAAGTATTTTTTACTCAATATATGCAAAAACCAGTTGCAGAGGGTGGGAATATGGTTGATATGAAATGGTTTGAAAGATTTGATCTTTCACAAGTTCCATTTATGGAATTTGATAGTATTTATGTAAGTGCTGATACTGCTCAGAAAGTTAAAGAAATAAATGACCCTTCTTCATTTTTAAAATTTGGAGTAAAGGGAACATCAATTTATTTAATTGATTGGTATAACAAAAGAGCTATTTACCAAGATACAAAGATGAATTTATTAATATTTGCTGGTAAATTCCCTGTAGCAAATAAAATCTTAATTGAAGATGCGAATACTGGCTCTTCTTTGATACAAGAGCTTCCTAAAGAATGTAATTATGGTATAGTGCCAATTTCTCACGGAGGAATTAAAAAGGAGATTAGATTTTATAATGCAACTGGATCAATGGCGAATGGAAATGTTTATTTACCTAAAGATGCGACTTGGTTATTTGACTTTGAAGAGCAGTTAATGCAGTTCCCTAATGGTTCTCACGACGACGCGTGTGACTCATTTAGTCAATTTCTTACTTGGTATAAAAACTTTTCAGTTGATTGGGAAAAGATGTTTATGGTCTTCTAAAAGATATTCTAAATCTTCTAATTTAGCATTTCTATAGTTTGGCATTGCATCTTGTTTCATTGCTAATTTTATTCTTTTACTTTCCTTTTCTCTAGTTGTGCCAAACTTCTTATAATAATTATCAATCAATCTTTTAGATAACTCTTTGTTGCCAAGTCTTTTCATATTCTAGGATGTTTATGGTTTTTTAATTAAAATTATCTATAACATCATAGAGGTTGATAATATCGGCATTATGAAATCTAATAGCCTCGTCGTTCCTAATAATTAAGGCTTTTAGACACCTGATAGCTTCTTTTTGAGGCATATCTTCAAGCGTATCCCAATTTTTACAACGCTCTATTACC